GCGCGACCGTCAGTTACCGTTGCTTTCACTCCAAACAATATCGCCGTCAGTCAACTCAGGCATGATTCACCTCTGTCCAATCCGCACGTAGAAACTGCGTTCATCCACTCGGTTGTCACTGCTTGAAATTCGGTTCGTCACGCGGTACGTCACGCCGTCCGTCCCGCCACTCAACCACACGGTGTTCAACCCGTCGGCACTGCTTGTCGCACCGACCGTCAAGCCTGCATCAACAAACCATTCACTTGTGTCAATCGTTTCGCCAGTATCAAGCCATGCCGTCCAATCCAGCGTGTAATCCAGCAAGGCGTTCGGGTCCTGTTGGTACGTCACGCAATCACCGTCCTGTCCTCCGCCTGAATCGCGGTCGTACGGTCCTGCGCTGCAACAATCCTCGTGCGGTCCTGCGCTGGAATGGTGATGGTTCGCGCTGCATTGGGAGGCACACCCGCAATCGCGGTCGCTAAATTGCGGGTCACGACACTCTCGTCGTAGTACACCACCCGATCGTTAATCGTTACGATACCCATCAAGCCTCCTCCAAAACTTGGCGCGCCCAACGTCGATACACCGGATCGGTCTCCCCCACCCTGGCTTCAACCTCCATCGGGTGACCCTCATACCCACTACTAATGAGTAGGGTGAGGTAGCGGAGCCAGTAGCGAATCAAGCCATATCTTTGCAACTGGTGAACGTGAACCAACTCATGAGCAATCAACGTGACGCTCGGCTCAATGTCTTCCCGAACGAAAATGATGTTGGGTAGGAGCACCTGCGCAATCGCCCAGTTCGGAATCAGGAAGGGTACGCGAATGATGCGGGTCATGACTTCATGATGAAGGCTAGGGCGTAGTACGGCGGGCGGTTCTCGTGCGAGCTTCCACCACCGGTGCTGGCGGTGTTGCCCGACACGCTGTGGCTGTGGTTACCTGCATTGCTGATGGAGAGGGTGTGACTGTGGGAGCCTGCTGAACTTGTAGAACGTGACGTGACTATAATGCCGACATTTCGACCCGATGTTGCTTCTTCGGCGCCCAGAATCCCGCCCACCGAAAAATCGTCGTACGAATGCGTGTGACTGCCCGTCGTATTTGTCGACCCGCTGTGCGAGTGATTCCCAGACATATTCGTCGACAATGAACCATCGCCGTGCGTGTGCGCCGGCATTTGCGACGTGGACAAGGTTACGCTATCAGCGCCACCCGTATCGTTCACGCTGTACGCGCCACCCGCACCCACAAGGAAGCGGTCCCGCAGGTCCGGCGTCCCGTTCGTGCCATCGCAAAGCACCCAACCCGACGGGATGTTGACAATCAACCCGCTCCACATGGCGACAATGCCGCTCGGAATGGCGCCTGCCGCGCTGGCCTTGCCATCCAACTGCGTTTGAATGTCGCTCGTCACGTTGCCCAAGTATTGAAACTCGGTGTTGGACACGCTGCCGTCCGCAATTTTGCTAGCGTCAATCGCGGCGCTTGCATTCAGTTCACTGTCCGTCACGCTGCCCGCTGCAAGCTTCGCGGTCGTCACGGCACCATCCGCCAGCTCCGTCGTGTCAATCGCACCCGCGTCAATCGACCCGGCGTGCGCATCATCAATCCCCGTCTCAATCGCGTTAAGCAGGGTTGCGGTGATCGTGTCACCCGTCGTCCAACTCTTCGGCGTGTACGCCATCAGGAAGCTCCAATCGTGACCGTCCACGTGAACGACACGGCAATCGACGATGTTTTCGCGATCGGTGTGTACGTGACCCGCGCGAACAGCACGCCGCCCGTTGAGGCGGTCAACAGGCCCGCCTCCGACAAGCTTGAACCGTTCGCCTCCGTGGACGACAGGTACTGCTTCACCTCAACCTCCCCGTCACTCGTGGAGGTTTGCGTAATCACGTCGCGGTACACCTCGGTCTCCAGCGCCGTGTCGCCCGCCACCACGCTGGTCGTGCCGGTCCCCAACGCAAAATGCGTCAACGTGGCGGTCGCATCACCCACCAGCAGGTCGCGCGCCAAATTGCGTCCCGCCAAAGTCACCAGGTTATGCACCCGCTCCCGCGCAAGCAGACGGCCCGTCACCGCATCCACCTGCTCAATCGTGACGTTCACCCGATAATCAAGAATCGTGTTCATGCTGCCTCCGAAAAACCAACCACGGCAGAGCCGACCTGCGACTCCGGGCTGGCCGACACCGGTGTGCACGTGTCCGTGAAGGTGACCGTATCGCTATAACTCGTGGCCTGCCCTGCGACCACCACCACCTCGTTCTCACGAATGGCGAGACCCTGCTGCTGATCCCGCAACTCCCGCCAGTACCGCAACCAAGCGGTCGTTTGCGTACCGGTCAACGCCCGCACCTGCAACACCCAACGCGCTGGACTGGCGCGCCGCCACGACACGCGCTCCACCAAGCACGTGTCGTTCAGGTCGTGCGCTGGTTTCGTGACGCTCAACAGGTCGCCCGCCCGCAACGACAGGCAGTTAGGTTCCACCAGTTCATCGGTTTCGAACTCAATGCCAGCCTCAAACTGCCCGTACCGTGCCAGCAACGCCTCCGCCTTCGTCGCGGCGTTGTCCCGATCGTCAAGCGAAGCGTCCTGCGTCACGTTGGCGTACACGCCACTCGTGTCCTCCAACGCGGCGCGCGCCTCCTGATCCGCCGTGTTGTCCGCAATCACCAAAATGGGAAACAGGCCCTGGTACGTGACGCTCAACGTGTCGCCCGCCGTGAGGCGCGTACCCCCATCATCCTGCGTGATGGTGCGACTCCCCTTGTTCCAATACCAGTCCTTGCTGCTGTCCACGCCAAGAATCCCGACGGTTTCAGCGGATGCGTTGACCGTCACGGTTGGTGCGGTGCCTGCCGGGTAGGCAAGCGTAAAGGATTGCGTTTCGCCATCCCCGTCAAACGTTTCGGTGCGTGAACTGGTCAAGTCCTGCCCGGCTCGCACCAACTGGCGGTTGCGGTACTCACTCTTGTCGCGCGCCACCAGCAAATTGCGGTAGTTGCGACTCGTGTCCGTCACGCTAAACGGCGCGGTGCTCGCCGTTCGCGGTTGAAAGGTGACGTCCTTATCGGGCGTGACAGTGAAGTAGTAGCCACTGTAGTTCGCGAGCTCCTGCAACGCCTCCGTGGCCGTCACGTAGTTAAACACGATCTTCGCGATGTCCGGCCCGGTCGCCACGTTCGTGCTGGTCAAATTCTCCTGCTCAAGGGTAGAGACGGTACTGTCGGTCAACAAATCGGCAACGATATCGCCAGCCGCTTCGTTCTCGTACGCACCGGCAATCAAATGCCGGTCCAGCAGGGCGGTGTAATCCACCAGGTTGACGGTGCAAAACAGGCGGCCGTGCACGTCCTCCCGTTCGTTCAACTGATCAATCACGCCTGCAAACAGGGTGGTGCCGTCACTCTTCAGGGTGATGGCCTGCCCTAACGTGAAGTTGTTCACGCCGTTAAGGTGCACCGTTTGGAAACTAGCGGTGCTGCGCGCGTCAAGTTGATCCTCAATGGTAAGGGTGTTGATGAGGAGCAAATCGTTTGCGCCGTACGGCTGGTCAACCGGGTTGCCTTGAAAGGTGACGGGATTACCGTCGTACGTGACGGGTAGACTGGCGGCTCCTTCAAGCGTAATGGTGCTCATACGCCGTGCAGCCTCAACACGCTGGGGGCGTGCCGCACGGTGGATTCCGCAATGCGGCGACCATCGAGCTCCACGATGATGGTTTGGTTACCGGTCATGCTGCCGAGCCGGTCGAGCGGCACGACCGCTTCCGGGCCGGCCTCCCCAATAATGGCGAGGGTGGCCTGGTCAACAATGCCGCCTTCCGCAAGCCTGGGGATGGGGTCAATGTCGGGCGGGTTAATGTCCGGCGTTGTAATGTTGATGCCTTGCCCGCCAATAAACGGGGTGTTTTCTGGAATTGTGAAGTTAATGTCCGGAATGTTGATTTCAAGGGCGCTGTTCAACCTCTCGATGCCGTTGTTAATCGCGTCAATCACCACGTTCATCTTTTCGGTCAGCCAGTCTGCCGCTTCACCAAACGCCTCCTGCACCTTGGTTCGCAACGCCTGCGCCAAGGTTTGAATGGCGCTCGTCATGGCGCTCCACGAGGTTTGCACCGCGCCCGACAGCCATTCAAAGGCACTGTGAATGCCTTCCAACCCGCCTCGCGCCAGGCCACCCAAGCCGTTAAACAGGGTTTCCATTGCGTTGCTTGCCCTGTCGCGCAGGTTGTTGAACGCCGTTTCAATCGCGCTGGCGGCCGACTCCATTGCGCGTTTGAACACGCCTTCGAAGTAACTCTTAATGCTGTCAAACGACCCGCGCCAACCATCCACCAACGTTTGAACCACCGTAGCCAGCGTGTCCCGAATGCCGGTCACCATGCTTTTAAACGCCTCCCACGCGCCGGTGAAGTCACCACTTAGGAACGCGGCAAACATGTTGAACGCATCCGTCCACGTGCCCACAAGGCCATCAATCAGCGTGCCCAAGCTCGACGTCAACGCGTCCAACCACGGCGTCATGGCGTCCCACGCCGGTTTCAACACGTTGTTGTACAACCCGACCAGCGCGTCAAACAGCGCGGTCAACGTGCCCTTGAACGCCTCCCACAAGCCTTGCAGCTCACTGGTCGTAACCTCATTGTCGCTCTTCATCGTGTTCAACACGCCCTGAATTAGGGTCAACACGGCATTCCAAATGGTTTCAAGCGTGGCGCGCATCGTTTCGAACGCCGCGGTAATGCCGGGCCCCATCTCCTCCACGAACGTAAGCAGGCTTTCCAACCCACCAATCAAACCGGTCCCAACGAACGTCATGAACGGCTCAAGGTAGTTGCGTTGAATCAACGTCCAGCGTTCACCCAGCTGCTTGTCGTACGTGGCGGAGGCGTCCGTCACGGTCCCTTCACTGGTGGTAATGACGCCCATCAACTCGTCAACACCGGCACCGCCGTCCTGCATGGCGCGCACCATGTCGACACCCGCGCGACTCCCCATGATCTCCACGGCGGCCGCCATCTCGTCGGCCGACAGGGCACCCTTCCCCATCAACCCCATGAGCTGATCGAGGGTGCTGCGCGCCTTCTCGTTCGGGTCGCTAACCCCCTCCAGGTTCACACCCAACGTTTCCAGCGCGGCGGCCTGCGATTCGGTGGGTTCCACCGATCGTTCAATAATGTTGCGCAGGCCCCGCACCGCCGTGTCGGCGCCCACACCGTTGGCCTCCATGTTGGCAAGAAAGGCAATGCCTTCCTCCATGCTCATGTTCAACGACTCAAGCAGCGGTGCGGACTCCGCCAGTGCGGTTTGTAGCGTGCCCATTGGCGCACCGGTCGCTTGCGACGCGGCAGCCAAGGCATCCATCAACCCGCCGGCAGATTCCAGCGGTTCACCAAATGCAAGCAGGACGTTCGTAACGCCGTCAATGGCGGTGCTGGCATCCTGGTTCGTGACCTTCGAGAAGTCCAAAAACTTCTGGGTGGTTTCATCGGTCTTTTCACCCAAACTGCCCCAGCGTTCCGTGACCGTGGTTGCAGCGTCCGTCAAATCGTTCAGCGTGTCGGTGTTGTTGCGGTACAACTCGCGGATCGACTCGCCAAACGCGTCGGCCTGCTCCTGCGTGGCGCCGGTCTCCACCTGAAACTGCCGCATGGAGTCTTCCACTTCGGCCACAAACCTGACGCTGTCTGCCGTGAACTTGCCGATCGCCGCGGCGGCAGCAGCGGCAGCACCGGCAATGGCGAGTGGCCCGGCACCACCCAAGCGGTTCACCACACCGCCAATGCCGCTGTCAAACTGTTGCGTGTCGGCGTTGACTTGAACGGTAATAGTTTCGTTCATTCAAGCCCTGCCTTTCTCCGGGCCGCGCGGGCCACAGCCATAAACTCGGTCTTCATCACGTTCGGATCAGCCTTAGGTTTTAAACTGGGAAAGAAATCTTGCGGATGCAACGGGCGGGATTGTTTACTCCGGTTGGCGTTCGCCACGACCGCAGCCAGAATCCCGAAACGTTGATCGACCCGGCGTTCCGCCTCGCGATGCGCATTGAAGAAGGTGAAGACACGGCTTGGGGTGCTGCCCCAAAACTCGCGGGGTTCCTGCCGCAACTGAATGCACCAGGCAGCCTCTAACCGTTCGAGGCTGACCCCGCCACGTTTCCCGAATCACTCTCCTGTTGCTGCCCAAAGTCGCGTTGGAACGTGTCCATCAACGCCTGGTTCACCACCGGCAAATCACTTGGGGCGATGGCGTCGGCAAACTCGTCGAGCGGCACGCCAATCTTCTCGCCACCCGCAAACGCGTACACGGCCGCAATGAGGCCTTCCGCGCTGGCAAGCTCGTTTACCGGCCCTTGCCCTTGTAACCCTTCTTCTTCTTCGCCATTGTTGCCTCCCTTTTTTGGGTTGAGAAGGTCAACACCGGTGTACTCCCGAAGGAGTTTCAGGCGGTGCATCGTGACTTTCAACTCGTACTCGATTCCGTTCACGGTCAGGCTGGCCATGCCACCTCCAAAAGTGTGAAACGCAAAATAAACCCCACCCCCAAAACGGGAGTGGGGCGCAAAAGGGGTGGTTAGGCAGCCTCGTCGGTAATGGTTGGAGCGCCGGTGGTTTGCAGCGTGACGCTGGCCTCCAGCAGGCCGTCATGCGGCGCGCTGATACTCAGGCTGGTGAGGATGGTGTTCCACTCGATCGACGCGGCCGTCGTGTTGCTGCTTGTTTCCTTGGGGAAGGTGACCTTCGTGGCGAACGTCTCGCCAATGTTGTCGAGCAGGTCGGCATGCGTTTCGGGGGCGAAGCGGACGGTCATGTCGATCGTGCCGCCATCCTTCAACCCGGTGACGTGGTTGCGCCAAGTGTCGCCATGCACCGTCGTCTCCAGGGTTTGGGTGGTGATGCCTCCAAAACTGATGCTGACCACGTCAGCAATGTCGGTGTACGTGACGCCGCTCGCTTCAATCAGATCGTCAAAGTCGACACTCCAAACGGTTTCGTTGGCGTACAAGCCTGCCATGTGGTTCTCCTTTACGTGTTGCGAATCGTGGTGAAGTTGAGGCTCCACTGCGGTCGGGCGTGATCCTCGTCGTACCCGAGCCACACCGGGTTTTGGGCTGCTTCGACGGTTTGTTGATACGCGAAGCTGGTTCGGTGCAGCGTGTCGTACACGGCGTGCGCCTTGCTTTCCGCATTGGCGTAATCACCGGTCGCGCCGCGCACGAGGATTTGGAAGGCGGGGCGGGACAAATAGTCGCTGCCCATGACGTTAATTGGGGCGAACCCGCTGGTTTCCAACACCGCGAGGTGGGGTTGGTCAAGCTGGTCGGACAGACCGCCGATGAGGATGGCCCAGTCGGCCGTGGTGTCGCTGCTGGCGATGCCCTGGTCGATGAGGTAGGTGCGGACGTCGCTGGTGAGGCTCACAGGAGCGCCTCGTACAGCGTCACGCCACCCTGCAGGCCACTGGCCGCTTTCACCTGCTGCACGGTGGTGTCCTCCCCGTCTAGGGTGATGCGATCCCCGACCGATACGGGGTTGGCAAGGGCAACCTGCGTGGTGCTGATGAAGTCGATGCCTTGCGGGGTGACGCTGCGCACGTGGTTCCGCACGACCCGGGCGGGCACCGTGCTGGTGCTGGTGGTGGGTTGCCCGTACGCATTGATGCCTGTCACGGTTTTCAGGGTGACGGTCGCGTCAAGCAGACGGGCGAGTGTTGCGGCGCGCATCAGAACACCGGGGTGAGCTGCCGACCACCGGTCGGTTTCTCACTCGTCGCGGTCGTAATCGCGTCGTCAATCCAACGACCGGCCCGGCGAATACTGCGCGCGATCGCTTCCGGGTTGCGAAGGTCGACACTGGCGCCCAGCAGGCTTTCGCGCAGCGCGCGGTCGGGTGCCGCTTCAATGAGGCTGGCGGCCGCCATGTGCGGACGGTAGTACAGGTTGTCGTCATCCTCCCTGGCGGGTGTAAAGCCGGTCACGGCGAGGGTGGCGGTGACCTCCGCGTCACTGAATTCGAGTTGATCGTTGTTCGTGTCACGCAGGTAGAAGCGGGTCCAGGCGACCGCCCAACTACCGCTGTTGAGGTGGGTGGGTGTCAGGTTCGTGTCGTTGTAGGTCATGACCCCTCCAAAAGGCGGGTGGTGGACACGCCCGGCGTTTCGGCAATGCGTACGGTGGGGACGGGACTAATGAGGGGTTGCATGTTGCGTTGCCACTCCCCAAGAATCCACACGTCAACAATGTGCAGGTAGGCGCTCATGTTGAGCGTGTCGCACGCGAAGGCCTTGTGCGCGGCCGGGTGGGCCTGCACGCGCAGCAGGCGCGTTTCGAGACTGTCGACCGGTCGGTCATGCCCCTTCTGCACCCGCACCCAGTAATCGGTCATGACGCCCACGTACAGCTGGTCGCAATGCCGGGCGGCTTGCGTGAGGAGGTTGTCGTGCCCCTCGTGAAGCAGGTCGAACACGCCGATCGTCAGGCCGAGCGTCACTGCGGCACCGCGTTGAACGGGTCGGGGCCGGACGCCCATTTTTGGTTGGGGACGCGCCAGTCCGGTCCGTACTTCGACTCGAGAAACCATTCAGGTGGGTGCGGCGCGGGCAGCAGAATGCCGTCGAGGGGGACGGGTTGCACGTCGAACCGGTGGTCGTAGTAGTACCGCCACTTGCCCCTGCGAATCCCGTGGTACACGCGGTCCCCATCCTCGTAGTAGTGGAACACGCAAATGCGGACGTTGCGTTTACTCCACTTTTGGTGGTAATCCCGGTCAGGATTGTTGTGATTCCCGGTGTTTTTGAAGCCGGCGCGTTTGACGTACGCGTCGGCGCTGGGTGTCCACTCGTCGTGCCACACGCCGAGATCCATGTCGTAATCCCAGGGGATGGGTTTACCGTGACGCACCGCACCGAGCAGCGTGCCGTCCTGCATCCAGGCGGTCACGCCAGCGCGGGCGTAAGCGTGAATGAGTTCGGCCAGCACGCTGGCGCTGGTGGTGAGCCTACGCCGGTTCACGAACCGCCTCCACAATCGCTTTCGCCCTGGCTGGGCCGATGCCTTTCAAGCCTTGCAGCTTGCCGGTCGTCATGCCCGCGAGGCTTTCGATTGTGGTGAACCCGAAACTGGTGAGGACCTCCCGCGCCGGGAAGTTTGGGGGGAGGTCCGTCACCGTTTTCGTTGCGTGGGGAGCGGCGGGTTGTTCGACCACCTCAAAATCCGGATGGCCGATCGCCCAATGATTGTCGGGCACGTCCACCACCATTCCGGTGCGGTGGTTAAACAACCACCAGGTCATTACGCGCCTTGCGTGGCGGTAATGGTGCCGAGCGCGTCGGGTTGCACGACGACCGCGCCGTAGGCCAGGCGACCGCGAATGGCGTCCTCGAAGCGGCCTTCCAGGCGGAGCGCTTCGGGTTGGCCGAGGAGTTGACGGGCGTACGTCATGCTGTCGCTCGTGCCGTACAGGCACTTCATGACACTCGTCGTGCTCGTGCTGCTCGACTCGGTCAGGTTGTTGGACACGAGGATGTCCATGCCGGCTACGCGACCCACCGCACCGGTCGTGACGGTCTGGTCACCCAGGTCGGACGCTTGAATGAACTTGGTGTCCTCAAGGAGCGCGGCATGCACGACGGGCGTGACGATCGCCCAGCGACCGGCACGCGGCACGTTGTTCTCGTCAAGATTGAGAGCGGCGTCGACGAACGTGCCGTACAGATCAACGCTGGAGGCGGTGAGGTCGACCGTCACGTCGCCGGCACCCTGGCTGGCGTAGAGGCTGCCGAGGTACTTGTCGACGTCCTCCGCGATTGCCACGGCCGCGCGCTGCGTGTAGGTATCCACCAGATTCACGTTGGCCTGCACCGCGTCGAGGTCATCGACGGTGAACGCCCAGTACTTGTCCTGGTCGACGGACAGGGTTTTGGTGGTGCTGGTGGGCGACTCGTAGGTAATGTCGGCGCTGGCGGGGTAGCTGTTGACAGTGATGCTGCCCGGCTGCTGGATTTTGACCGAGTCGCCGACGTTGCGGATTTCGCCTTCGTAGTTGGTGTTGGCACCAAGCGTAATGACGGTCGCCAGGTCGAGGTTGGCGATGAGGCGGGCACTCCAAAGGTCGGGAATGAAGTTGCTGATAGCCATGATTTACTTCCTTTCAAGGGACGATTGAATAACGTCCCAATTGGCGTTGATCTCCTCCGGCGTCATGCCTTTGAGTTGATCAAGGGTGAGGGTTTTGGCGGGGCTGGGCGCCCCGGTGGGGGCGGGCGCCACCTTCGCGCCGCTGGTGGGGGCGTACTCGGGATAGTCTTCGAGGATGCGGTCGAGGTTGGCTTCGACACCGTCGAAGTACTCGTCGGGATCCTCCATGAGTTTCAACACGCGGTTGGGGTTGCTGACCTTGCCGGCAAGTTGGGCTTTGCGTTCGGCGGTCAGGACGCGTTGGTGGGCTTCACGTTCCTTCGCTTCGAGTTGTGCTTGCAGCTCGCGTGCGCGTTCCTCCGCCGTTTGCTCCGCTAACCGTTGCTCCTCAAGTGCTTTCTGTTCGGCTTCCTCTCGCGCTCGAAGTTGCGTGCGGTACTTGGCGGCCTCCTTGCGGGCGCGTTCCAACTCTTTGGTGAGCACCTCCGGGGTGACACTTTGGGGTTGGGTGGGGGTTTCGTCGACCGCCTCCGGGGTGTCGAGCGTCTCTTGGTTTACGTTGTTTTCGTTCATGTCACCCTCCTGGGGTGTTGAGTTGGGTCTTACCCACCCGCCTGGAGTGGCGCCCACAAGAAACCCCCTCCAACGCTGGAGGGGGTCGGCGTTTCGTAACGCGGCGCAATGCCGCGTGCAAACGGTTGTTACAACTCTGGTTTTTCGATCATGACGTCCTCGATGGGCACGTCGATAATCTCTCCGGTTTCCGTGTCGATGACGAACCGCTCCACGGTGAAGAGGGTCATGCTGCCAATCATGCAGGCACGCAACTCATTGTCGGGGGTCCAGTACCACCCGTGCCGTTCAATCTTGATTTGCACCATGTCACTTTATTGCATTCCGCACGTTCTTTCGGGACATTTCTGCGAACCGGGCGAGGGCGGCGCGTGCGGGGCGCTCCAGGTACTTGCTTTGGCTGGGGTGCAACTCGTGGACCGGTAGAGCGTACGCGGCGGAGGTACCACCGTACGTCACTTCGGCCGTCATGCCGTCTCCCCTAGCGTAGTCAAGGCGTCCGGAGGCTTTGAGGTTGCCGGTGTCGACCGGCACGGCGCGTTGCGACTCGTTGAAAATCGTTTCGGCTGTTTTGTTGACGACCTCTTGCAGGTTGGCGTCGACTCTGGTGGTGCGGCGGGTGAGTGCTTGCGTGACGCGCGCCAAGCCGATAAGTCGCACGCTCATCAGTACGTCCTCCCGTCCGGCCTGAAGGCAGGCCTGGGCGCGTCCCGGTCCTCCATGCGTTCGAACGGTGCGCGGCGCGTGACGGTGGCCGGATTGTTCTCCCGGCGGCTAGACACCTTGCGTGTCGATCCCGCCTGCCGGGTCGTAATCTCCTCACGCTCCCGCAACGCCTTGCGGGTGTCGATGTAGTACTGATCGCCCCGCAACTCCGGGGGTTGGTCCGGCCGGTACGGCAGCAGGACGCAACGGCAGTTCGGGTGCAGTGGCGTGGATGGCGCTTCGGTGCGTTTGTACACCATGCCGTGCCTAGCGGCGCAATCCTCGCAGGTGCGCGTATCGTTCGTCGCGTCGAACCGGACGTACTCAACGCCGGCCTCCCTGAACGTTTGGCTGCGAGCGTCGTTGTTGGTGCGCATGAGGACGGTGCGGGTGATGCGTTCCGCCTCCGCGCGCGACACGTTCACCACACGCTCCACACCCCGCGCCGCTGCCCTGGGACCGGCACCCCTGACGGCGGCCCGCACGAGCTCCTCCTCAAGCGCCTGCAAGCCCCGCTCCCCCACCGTCTTCAACGTGGTCAGGGTGGATTCGGTGACGGCTTGGATTAACGGCAGGTCAACGCGCGCGCCGAAGGTTTGCGCGGCGGTCGCAAGTTGGGTTTGCGGCACGCCACTCGCGGCGGCAATCGACTCGCGGCTCGTGCGCAACCCATCCTCATACGCAGCACGAAGATCGGCAGGCATCCCGGCGGCTAGGTCGCTTTGGTTGAGGTTGAGGAGCGTGCGTGCAGCTTCACTCTGCGTGAGGGTTTGCCGGACGCGTTGCTCCGCGAATGGGCGTGCCGTTCTTTCACCCAGCTCAAGGTTCGCCAAGCGCGCCTTTGCGTCCTTCTCCACCACGTCCAGTAATAGGTTGAGGCGTTGCAACTGACGCCGTTCAAGCGTGTCCACCAGTCGTGCGGCGTCACGCGCCAGTACCTCCGGGTTCATGCGTCATCCACCGCGAACAGCGTGCCAGGGGCGGCACCTCCCTCCCGCATCATGAGTAGGTCCGTGAACTCCCGCAACTCGTCATCCGTAAACGCGCTTTCGCCAAGGAACTGTTGGAACCTCCGGGCAGCGACCTTGAGTGGGATGACGCCGTACTCGAGGCCTTTTTCAACAATGTCGAGTTGGAGGCTGGTCATGTAGGCGCGTTCGATGGGCACGTCCACCTTCACGCTGGGCAGGTTGAGCAGGGCGAGGTAGTCGCTGACCACGTCGGTCAAGACGCTACTCACGGCGGTCGCCAAACCGCGGGATTCTTGCATGAAGCCGCGGTTCGCTTCTTGCAGCGCCTCGCCGGACGGCGTTTCGTTACCAAGACTCCCGCCGGGCAGGTTGAATGCCTCCCTGACCTGGTCGCGTTTGAGTTTGACCTGTTGCCGGAGCTCCTCGAGCGAACCGGGATCCATCCAGCGGGCATCGCCATCGCTGGCGACGGCGATACTTTCGGCGGGTCCGACCGCGTCAACGTCGCTCTCACCGCGGGTGAGTAGCATGGGGTAAGCGGCCAGCTCCTCGCTGGTGGCAAGACCGCAGCTCGGTGGCGTACAGGCCGAAAATGCGGCCTTCATTCGCAATCAACGGGCTGGAGGGGAGTCCGTCGGTGCCGGTGGCGTACAGGGCGTACCTAGGGCGCGCCAACGACTCGTACGCATCGTCAGGCGTGAAGCCTAGGTGGGTGGGGTCTGGGAGGCTGGTCCACACGCGATGCGTGATCGGTTCACCTGGCGCGCGGCCGGCCCAGTCGTACACTTCGACCCACCAGCGAAGTTTGCCTTCTGCCGTGTCGTCAATGTACTCAATGGCGCGGTACCAGCCGGTAATGTCGCTCGGGTCCGCTGCCTCCGTGTACGGCAGGTTCACCCCGCGAAGCACGTTGATGGTCGGTGGTAAGGCACGCCCGTTCGGATCCAACGGTGTTTGCGCAATGGCGGCGGCGGCACCGCCC